GCTCCTACAGGGGCAGTATGGTTAGCATAGGCATGTTGCATAGCAGTGTATGCCGCACCTTCGTATCCTGCATCTGCCAGATGCTTATTGATCCGGATCAGATCGTTTGTACTCACTGCGTTATCAAACATCTCATACACTTGCCGGAACAGACCAGATACTTTCCGTTCGAGCAGATCATTCATCGGAGTCCAGAATGGGAACTCTTTTGAAGTGGATAGGCCAAGCATTGATCTCACATAATCTGCGTATGGATTCTTACCTTGCATCTCCAGATATGAGATTGGATCAAGTTTAGTGAAGTGAGAATCTTTCACATTCGCATAGGCTTCACCAAGCTGTCTCAGAGTTGCGATCTGTGATTCATTCTTGTGGGCTACTGCTTCTCGAACCATAGCGGTATCTCTCGACAGATGCCAGTTAAGAGTATCCGCAATAATCTTCTCTGGATTAGTTGCTACCAGATAATTCGAGGATACACCTTTCATCTGGAGAGCTGAATCGAAACCCAGATCAGTAAGTGAGCGCTCAAACTCGTATTGTCCAACAGATTTATACCAATTCTCCGCATCTGATTTAGTCAGAATCTTCAAGGTGGGATCAGCACTACGTACTGCTGTGATCTGTTTTTCCAGATCTTCCGCGGTTGCAGCATACAGCATCTTAGAGTGTCCGTACCCTGAGATACTATCATCCACCACTGAAGCAATATAAGGATAATCTTTCGTGTTAGGTGGAATCGGATAGAATCTCTCGCGGTTCCTATCCCACTTAACTCCTTGATTACTTCTAATTGCCCCAAGCCTCTCCACTCTACCTCCATTAGCAGATACATGGAGTCTAGCAAGTTCTGCTGTCTCTGGATGATTAAATGGAATGGAAGATGGTACTCCTGCAGGAAGTTCAGGAGGTTTGGCTTTGCCTCCAGATGCAATAGTCTCTCTATACTTAAGCATAGCTAGAGGCTCCAGCGCGTCGCCTGTATCATTAATTACCCAAGGGATTGCATACTGCCTTGCCTTAGCATTCACTACGGACCACTCGATTGCAGCCGCCTCATTATTCCCGAGGTTGTGGAGAGCTGGATTAAGATAATCCCGAGTAGCCCCCTGAAGTTCGTTAATCTTCCTAAGGGTTTGGTTCCCAAGATATTGAACAGCCGAACCAAGAGTTCCAGGGTTCTCATTCTGGGCTGAGAGCATCCCACCGCCAGGACCCCCGCGAGTTGCCTTAGTTATAAGTGTGTCAGAGAGTCTGAATATTCTTTCGTTGTATTCACCCAAGATTGGGGCCACTGCCACATCCGCCGCATTCTCGTATACAACTTGTTGCTGCTTGATTGCGGCAAGTCCTGTGAGAGTATTCCCATTTACATCCTTGACTCCAGTTGTATCTTTGACTGTCTTAACCCAAGTGGGCTGAGTCTCGAATGGACCAGGGGCCTGCCTACCAGCATCTGCAAATCGCTTCTCGTATATTGATTTAGCGGTTTCTCGGGCAAGGATATTTTGTTCGACTGTACCCTTGTATCCTGTGAGAGTAACGAAATCCTCAGAGGTATTGACCATCTTTGCGATTTCAGTGGAAGTGAGTTTCCGAGATTTCTGGATCATCAGGTCAGCCAACTCTTGTGGAATTGGTTTCAGTGCATGACCGTAGATTTCCATGAATGTAGGAGCGAGTCTCTCAGCTTCTCCTGCTCTGAAAGAGAGATATGAAAATGTATCCGCCATGAGTTCGTGCATATCATTCACATATGCTTTTTGTGCAGGGTCACGCCAGTGTTCAGGTCTAGCAAGTTTAGATACACGAATGAGTTCTGATTGAAGTCTACCTAGCTTCTCAGTAGGAATCAACCCTGCATCCAGCATCACATCGAATGTGACATGACCTTCCTCGTGTTTAGCTGCTTGTGCAATTCTCCAGAGCGGAGTGTTAATCAGAGACTGCTTACCTAGAGCAATTGATTTCAGTGCTCCGTCAGTACCAACCTCCCGCCTCATGAACCCATGAACTGTAGGATCATCTACAATATTGAAGTGGATACCAAGCCACTGTTTAAGTTTATTAGCGGCAGTCTGTGGATCAGAGGAAATGGTTTGATTGGCGGTAGCAGTTTCCAGGCGCCGCGCGAGAGTCAGTTTCTTAGATGCAAGCCAGTTGAGATACTCATCTCTAGTAGCGAACGAGAGAAGATCCGGAGAACCTTCCACTTTAATCTTAGGTAGAATCCCATCTTTAAGAGCTTTATCTAGAAGTGGAATATCGTTCTCGAAGATTTTAGTATCGGGACCAAACTTACCCAGCCTCTCCGCCCAAATCTGTCTAGCTTCCACAGTGAGGTGGTCAGCGGCAAAGATATTCCAAGGAGTATCAATGTTAGTGTTAAACTTATATCCGCGGGAACCAGCCTGAACACCTTTCTGAGATACCAGAATCTTCTGTCCGTCTTTGAGAGTGTCCCCGAGATTCCACACAATTGGAATGTCTGAAGTGACTGTACCAGCATCTTCTCCAAGAAGTTTCATATAGACAACTTCACTGTTGAGATACTTGGCTTGGTCCTCAGGAGAGAGCGCCCCGAAAGTCTTAGTTTGTATGGATTGGTTAATTCTCGCTAGCTCTTTCTCAGTTTTGAGTTGGGAACCTAGACGCGCCGATTCCACAGAACCATACAGTTTAGATTCAACCTGTTCCAGAGGCATTGATTTGATACTGGTATACAGATGCTCTGCGAGAGTTTCATCTCCGTGAGTGAGTTCCCCGAGATTAGTTCTCACCTGCAAATCAAGGTGGCGAAGCTTCTCCGCGCGCATCGACTCAAACTTAGCGAGTTTCCACGCATCTTCTCCAATATACTTTGTGGCATCCACTACTGGAGTTGCGTGGTATTGATCCAAGTAGGAGAGGATTCTGTCTGTTGGAGAATCAGATTTCGCAGGGACTTTAACTAGGTTCCACGGCATCGCCTCAGCATCAAGTGCCTTACCTGCATTCTTGATCTTGAAGTATGTGGAAGCTGTATTGATTGTACCTCCGAGAATACCAAAAGCTCCAGCTCCCCACAGGATATTAGAAACTATATCTCCAAAGTGCTGCTTCTCTAGGACTGGAGAGTTATACATTGTTGCGGCAACTGCGGTTTCCCAAGCTGCACCTTCCAAAGCTGCCTGACCAAAACCAGCCGCCACAGCTTTAATAGTTTGTGAGTTCCAAACAGGGAACCCAGCATTAGGAAGTAGCGCAGTTTTAATTGCCTCAGAGAGAAGTGCAGGTTGGCTAGGCGCGAGAATCCCGGTAGCAGCACTCAGATTTGTACCAAGAGTACCTGATTCCGCGGCACCCCGTAACATTACTTGGCCAGCACGGAGTACTTTAGTTCCAACCATACCAGGAACAATAGAACTGAGAGCAAAGCCAAGAGCATCTACACCTTCAGAGTGTCTCTCGTAGTATTTACCTAGATCAGAATCAAATGACTGAAGAACATCTTTGGTCTTAGCTTGTTCGAAATCTCCGCCAAACCAGTTACCGATTGTAGGTAGGATATTATAAAGTTGAGTGGCCGCTGAACCAATGACCGCGCCAGTCCCAAGAGTAATAATGTCTCCCCAGGACTCGCTGTTTCCATTGGCTATATTGTGAGTATCTGCTGCAACAAGATAGGACGGAATATCTGGATCACTGAGAGGCACACCTGGAATAGTGGGTTCAGCGGGGGTTCCAACATCAATGTAGTCCATTATCTTTACCTACCAAACATAGAAGTGGCGGATTGATTTACTTGAATCTGTGATCCAGAGAGTTTAACCAGAAGCTTATTAATCTGTACAGGATCAGTAAGATTCACATCCACATTATTGTAACCAGAGAAGAAAGAGCCAGGAGTAATCTGCTGTCCTAGAATAGCAGGTAGTGGATACTTCACAATATACTGACCTTGCGGCGGCAATCCATACCTCTCGAATTTCCGGAACTCATTATTGATTACCATCCCAGAACCATAATATGATTTGATTCCCTCGGCAATCTCAGGTAGTGTGATCTTACCTACTTTATAATCTTCCATTGCAAAGTCAATAATAGTTTTCGGATTGGAATCAGGAAGTACACCCGCTTCAACTCTAGCTGCCAGAGATTTCTGCCACAGTGCGCTACTCAGAATCTCTTTAGATGGACTATCTCCAGTAGTGAGAGCAGAAGGACTAGGCAGAATGTATGGATTATTCTTATTATTGTAGTCCACAGATTTCTGCATCTCTGTCATATAGGAAACTGCTCCCTTATTAAACGTGGTGGGAACTTGATTCTTATCTCCCTCTTTGAGGGCGCCAGCTTTGACTGCATTCTGAATTGCTGCATTACCCGCTGCAAACGCATCCCGTACATAAGAATCACTGTCCGGAATAGCAGTCTTAGCGGCCATCATTGTGTTCTGTGCAAACCAAGGACTGGCCCCGAGAACTGCTTTACCAGCCGAGATAGAGGCAACTCCAGCATCAATCATTGCACGAGACTGTTCTGGATACAGCTTGAACATAGTTGCAACTCTGTCAGTGGTAAGCGGCTCTTTACCTACCGCTGCTTGACCCGCGTTATACCACTGAGTGATTTGCTCATTGAAGTCTGCTTTGTCCTTATTCTCCTTAACCCATTCCTCGAACTTGACTCTGGTCTGGGCAGCTGCTTCATGAGCCATCTGCAAGTGTTCTACAGAACTTTGAATAGTTGCGAATCGCTGGGCGATTTCCAGTTGCTGACCTTGGAGGTTGGTCGCCTGAATAGTGAGAGCAGCATTTGTTTTATTCGCTTCCAACTTAGCAACGTAACCTTTGGCCGCGAGTTCTTGGCGGAGCGCATCCGTTTGGGAGTCGATGGTTGCAGCTGAGATTGTGGTCTTGAACTCATTCTCGATTTTCCTCTCTTGTGACATCATCTCATTGGTGTCAGTGATTCTCTTCTTAGCTACATTAGCTTCAGCCAGTTTCGCATTGAGAGCATTCCTCTCATCCGGAAGCATAATTTGGTTCCAGAGGTATTCAAGAGGATTATCAAAGAAACCTACTGACTCTCGTTTCGCAATGGTCCCCGCGAGTTCCTGGGAATCTTGAAGTGTGCTTTCATAGTTAGAGATTTGATTGGATACGAGAGAGGCATAACCTTGTCCCTGTCCAACCGCATCATATACTTTACGCGCATTCTGTTGAGCTTCCTGTTCTGCCAGAAGTTTAGCTCTGAGAGATACATCAGTGTCACCACCAACCATACCTCCCATAATTGCAGCGATGAGCTGGTCAGTAGTAGAAGTGTTCTGACTTGCTAGATTAGAGATGTGGGCGGCAGCCTGAGAAGCGGAGTTCGCAGCTTGATCCCCTAAAATTTTAATTGAGGAAAGGTCAATTCCAGTACCAGTATTATCGGCCATACAGAACCTCGTAGTCTTGAGCTTGTCTTGCAACAGTCTTACCGAGAAGGAAACAGATAGGTTCGCCCACCTTAACTGTAATCCAACCTAGAATACTAGATTCACCTGAGAGATAGCGAGCACGACCAATTGCCCAAGGTCGCACCACACTCCGGAAAATAGAATATTTCCTCATGAGTTTAACATAAGGAATGGCCCACCACTGGTATCCTCTGATTGTATCAGGGTGCATTCTGGAGAAGTGCGGGCTGGTGGCTTGGTAGAGAGTGTCTGAAAGCTCTCCAGTAGAGTTCAGTTCAGTACAAATAACCCAACCAATAGCTGCTGCAATTATTGGAAGAATCTCAACCCCCGCTGCTTCTGTTGCAAGAGCTTCTGTTGCAATTGCCCCAGCAGCAGCTGCTCCAGCACCTTCGGCAGCAGTGGCGCCTAATACAGCACCCCCACCAAGAATGCCGGCATCGATAGCTGCTTCCGTCGCCGTAGCTGCAAACAAAGTTGATCCTAGTTCAGTGGCGCCATAAGCTCCCCCGCCAAGAATGCCAGCATCAATTGCTGCTTCTGTTGCTGTTGGAGCAAATAAGGTTGATCCTAACTCAGTGGCGCCATAAGCTCCAGTTGCCGCACCTCCTAAAGCACCAGCATCAATTGCTGCCTCAGTTGCTGTTGAAGCATACAGAGACGAACCAATCTCGGCGGCTGGACCACTAAGGTTAGCTGCATCTGGTAGATAAGAAATAATCCCATCTGGCGTTTGTAGTTTAGTAGAAGAAGATATGTTTCCAGAAAAGAATCCAGGGTCAGCAACAGGCTCAGATGCGGCAGAGGTAAATGCAAGTTCCCCGCCAGCATTAACCGCATCTACTGATGGGTAAGAAAAAAGAGATGATACAGTGTCTGCAACATCAAACCCGGAGATTCCAGAGAGTGCATCATACACCATAGGAGATGATTGCGGAGAATCTGCTAGAAGACTTCCTAGCATACTAGATGGGTTATAAGATTGGGAGACGAGGGATGCCGCATCAGCGAATGAAGTAGCTGCATTGGAAGCAAGCTCAGCAGCCCCAGGAGCAGTCAACCAATCAAACATATCTTTCCCTCTACTATACAAGGAGTATCCACTACTCGCTTTATTTCCATAACCAAGAAGTTGGTCAATACCTCCCTTACCAAGAGACAGGGCTGCAAGAGCTGGCATTGATTTACCCAAAGCTGGAGTACTTTGACTCTGAGTAACTGTTCTATTTGTGGGAGTTCTAGTAACTGTGGTAGGAGCACCAAGAGTTGCAGCTTGGCCAGTAATCCGCGCCAACAAGTCATTTACAAGCAATTGATTCGTGGAGGAGTTATACAAACCTGCGGATTTCTGCCCACCAGCAACTGATGCAAGACCTTGATTACCTTCCATGGCGGTCTTGATTAGAGCTTGCATTGCTTCAGGAGGCAGACCTTTCTGAGTAGTCTCAGTGAATCCACTAGTAGATTCTTTAGTGGTAGTGGAGTTACCCTTACCTGTGAATAGTTTCAGGAGTTCAGCTACAGCTCCAAGGGATGAATCTGCCATACCAGTTCCTCTCTACCAATTATAGATACTTAGTTAATTTTGAGTCCAAGCGCGTGTTGGACATAGAAAATACATGCGGTACCAATTGCTACAATTCCTGACCACAGAAGGGCGAGAACTGATTTCTCAATAATTGCTTGCATGAATGCAGCCCTCTTCTCCTCTCGGGCAATCACAAGTTCGTGGTATTTTCTATGGCCAATAGGATCATCACCAGGAATAGCTTTACTGAAACCTTCACAGAGTTGCTCTAACTTGGCGAGTTGCTTAGACTGTTCTTCGAGAATATCAAAGAACGCTTTCTCTGTCTCTGGTTTTAGAGACACTACAGTGAGCTGGCGACGATCGTCCATACTACATTCCTTTTCTTGGTTATTGGTATTAGTTCTAAGACAGGGATTGGTTGAAACCAGTTGCATCATAGCGAAGCCTATGGAATCAAAGAATAACTAGGACAGAAGAAGATTGTTGTGGAGTTAGTAATCACACCTACAATCTGCATACCTGAGGTGGGAGATACTACAAGTGCCCCGCCAGCATCAATACCTACAGGTTTACCAATCTCAGGAGTAATAAATGAGAATCCAGTAAAGTACCCAAAGAGCCTCACATCTGCTAGCTCACCTACACCTACCGCTACATCAGTGAATCCAATGATATTTCCAGCTATCCCTGCATCACACTTATTAACTGATCCATCAGAGTACATATACAGGAATGTATTTGCGGGTACAGAACTCAGATAGTATGCTTCAGTTTTATACTGAAATTCTGTACCTCCTCCGGCTCCTGCTAATTCATCTACTTTGCCTGCCAGAATTCTAACCGCATTATATAGTTTATATATGTCATAGGTAGCTTCGCCATCAACAATAGCAGGAAGTTGATCTAAACCTAAATTAAATGAAAAGCTGGTTGGCATATATGTACAAACCCTAAAGTATTATCTACGGCCATGAACATGCAAAGAAACAACCAAAGAAACTAAGTTGATAGCCCCCTTAAACAAAAGTGTGTGATTAATCGCTGTCACATTGAACAGTATTTTACGGAATAACCTTGTATCTGTCTGTAGGTATCCGACTTTCTCGGAAAAGTTTTTACCGTCCAAAGCATATAAGTCAGAACAATAAAAATCACCTTCATCAATAACATTCTCCACTTCCACCGAATCCAACACACATACACGCTGACGAATAAGTTGGATTTTACCTATAATAACTACGCCGCTACTTGCAGCATTTGTGGGTTCCAGATTTACGATGTATATATCCCCAGAAGTAGTTAAAAATGCCATAGAAGCTCTAGGAGTTTCAACTAGCTCATCGGTCATTAACTGAAACTCAAATACCTTTATATGTGTAAGCCTAAATTTACTCCATCTCTTTAGAATAGTGTCAAATATAAGTGCGTGGGTATATTCATAGATACCATAAGAAATAATTAGATACCTGTCTGATACATGAGCTAGTCGTTTAAGAAGAGGAGTTGTCAAAGCAGTTTGTGTAAGAGTGTTTGTACTCTCGTCAAAATCTTCAAATAAAGCTCCAGAGAGAAAATCTGTAACTTCTGGCATTACAGTACTGCAAGAAATTAAAGATACGCTCTGCAGGCCGCTAGAGCTGTATACATAGTGAGCGGAACTATTGGCTTCAGCGGCAATCATATCTATAGACGATACACCTCCAGAACCAGAAAGCTCTTTGAAATTAAATGGATACCTGGTATTACCTGAATATACAGCGGTCACAGCATTCTGATTAGTATAGATAACCATACCCCCGCCATGAGATACGCACGTAACAATATCTCCTTTAGCTTCCTGTACTGATCCACTTCCGGCTCCAGTAGAAAGTGATGGTGTGAAGTCGGTAGGATCAACCAAAGATGACCAAGCCACAGTATCTTTTGACCAAGCGATTAAATAACCTTGTACTGCCGCAATCCCTTTTATATTGGCCGCTACTAGAGCTGTAAGTGTTACTGAATCTAATGCATACGTAGCAAAGTTATACTTATATGCCCCCACACCATCCACATAAATATATGTTACTCCATTTACGTGGGCATGAGTAACTCTCTTGCCGGCAAATGATACGTCGTATGTGACTAAGCTCCACAGATAATATGGATCAACACAGACGTGTACATTGCCTAGATCAGTAAAAGCAAGATACGCTTTACGTGAATTCGCTGTGTCTATAATAGGAAATATTTCATTTATAATACCTCCTGCACCATATGGAGGAGCTATAACTCTTTTATCATATCCTACAGCCTGGTAACCTTGTCCTGTAGCAATTACATTATGGCAATACAAAACAGAAGGAACACCCACATCTTTATCTAAATCTTCTTTACTGGTAACTGTAGGCAAATAGTTCTGATCTGATTGTTTTACAATAATTCCTCTGCCAGAAAATTCAGATAGAAATGGAAACGCAGAGGCCGAAAGGTTGAGTCTAACTACTTGCTGTGCCATAGTAAACGATCACTTAAAAATTTGTTTATAGTTCAGCAGATAGACTATAAATGCGATCAAAAATCCAAGAGTCTCCTGCAGCTGTACTTATCCACTGCAAGTACGCGGAGTAAGCACTGTTTGGCGTACAAGTAGGAGAACTGACATTGGAAGATGTTCCTGCTGCAATAGTTGTGGCTGTAGGAGTAGCACGCATTTCCGGGAACGTAATCACGAAACCATAAGTCCACGAAGCAGGAGCATAACTACGACCGGAGAATACAACTTTTTGATAATAGTGTTTACACAAACCTAATTCTAGTGAGTTTGGCCTGCGCTCGAATGTGCTAATATAAGCACCAGCCTCAAGTTGTACTTCTGCAATGTCCCAAGTTCCAGAAGTTTGTGCACCGACAGAAAACTCTATACATAGTCCATTCGTTACAGACGCAGGGAGTGCTATTGCAGTTGAGTATCTTGTTAGAGAAGTATCAACTGTAAACGTTCCAGACGTAATTAAGGTCTTAGCAGTAAAATCATCTGTAGCATTAGCATAGAAAGCTTTCCATGTAACTGAGGTAAGCAAAGAGTTAGCGAGTTTAACTGACAAAATAACTGTCGTCGACGCTAAATCATAAACATCAGCTGCTTTAATTCTCTGTCCGAAATTTATAGCGGTTACGCTCGCGGCGCCTGTAAATCTATACTTATATTGATCTGGGGCGGTGCCTGCAACTCTTTGTCCTGTACAGTTTGCTCCAGTACAATATCCATACCAGCGATCTATACAATATGCAATAGCAGCGGCGGCAGTAAAGGTTTGAGAAGCCCCTGAATTTCTCTGGTCGATAGCCAATGCACCATTGACAACACGGTTACGTAAAGCTAGTTGAAATATACCTGTAGATATAGCTGATACGATAGCCTCATTGGCAGCAGCGGAGGCAGCAGATAGAGCCGCAGCAGTTTCGGATGCCGATGCAGAAGAAGCAGAAGCAGCAGCATCTGATGCATGAGTGGATGCAAGCCTTTCATAATAAACAACAGACGCAACATCTACTGGAGTTGAGGAGCCAGGACCCCAAACGGAAGCACCCATATCAATATCCTATAGCAGAAATATTAGTTGCACGTACAATTACAAGTTGTTCTGCAACCAGCCGTTCAAATTGTGTTGATTGTTCATCGTAACCAATCTGCTTAAATAACAAACGAGCAGCCTCAAATATAATTGAATACGGATGATCGTTTGCAATCCATGAACTATAACCAGTATCAGTTATATCAGGATTAACATACATGCCTACTAAGGCGTTGGTGAACTTTTCATAGCTCTTTATGTTGAGAATCCTACCTGCCATATAAGCTATATTATATTTATCTCGCCCATAAGAATCCAGAACCTCTCCAGGTGTTAATACGGTATAAAACTCTTTTGCTTCTCCTGTACCAGAGGTATCATAACGACGAACATATTTAAGAGTTCTAAAATAAGAAAAAAGTAGACTAAGATCTACTTCCTGTGTGTATGCTGCAGTGTCCCAGGAAAGTCCAGTCTCAAAAAGATCCTTGTAGTAGTAATCGCTTTGGTGAATCTTAAGTGTGGCCGCTTTCACAGCTAACTTAGTCTCAGCGATTAGGTCTGGACGATTTGTGATCGTCATCACATCTGAAGTTAGATCAGAAAAAGTAGCCACACTTCACTCCATTATTTCTTAGGAATACATTATTTCTTAGGAATACTAACTCGAACTCCAGTGGGGGCTGAATCCGATTGAGCTGCGGCTGCGCCAAGAGATGCACTATCCGAAACATTCAGAGGTCCTTGAGCATAGTTACCTGCGTCAATGGGTTTGGTTTGTTTCGCAAGGAAGTCAGCAATAACCTTAGCTTTGTATTCAGCCATGGGATCAAGTTCTTCTTCTGTGACCTTCAGTTTATCCTTATTCACATAGAAGTGGTTATTTCCTGCGGCGATCTCCTTATTCAGTTGATACGCTTTTTCCTCGTCATCTGTGACGTAGCGACCGCCAGTGAATGGAGCGAGAGTACCGTCAGTGAAAATGAAAGTACTGTTAGGAATGGTGCAGTAGAACACATAGTATTCTTTAGGGTTAGCGGGGGTATTCATTGATACTTCTCCTAGATTGTGAGTTGGTGGGGATTACCCGATTACGAGATAAAAGCCTTGATTCAGTACAATTGTTGCTGCGGCTGCCGGTACTGCGGCACTAAGAAGCTTACCTCCCGAGGGATGATCTGCTCCATTAATACTATATACAACTGCGTTAATTGTGATGGAAGTAGCGATACCAGTTCCTGGAAGTGCGAGAGTAACATCTCCATTAGACGCAGAACTAACTAGAACTGCAACTGCCCCAGGACCTCCACGATCATTGTATGCTGTAGCTTCCGCTGCAGTAAGCCCAGAGATGACACCAGCTGAATCAGGAGTTTTGACTCCAGAGGTAGCGAATGTCATCGAGCTTACATTGGCTGGTACATGAATTGATGCCATTAGAATCTCCTAGAAAAAGATGGTTGTTTTTGTTTGACCTGTAAAACAACCAAAACACAGTGGGAGGAGTCTAGGAGATTACCCGGCGGCGCCAGCGGTAAGGCTGTAGATGACAGCGTTTGCGGGAGGATTTTTTACGACAGCGGTAAGTTCCGTGGTCAGAGTACCTCCAACAGCATCAATACCGTTATCCTCGGCGCAGTTACCCTCTTGGTTAAACTCTTTGTTCTGAGTCTTGCGATCACCAAGATAGGCAACATTGAAGCTAGCCAAATCAACAGCAACAGCCATTTTCTGCCAACTAACGTTACTATTGAACAGCGGATGCTCAATCATACGGAAGGTGCCACGACTGGTCTTAAATGTGGAGAATTGCAGACCAAAAGAAGTCTGACCATCAACCAGAGTGTAAGTACCATTCAAGCGGCCGATAGCGGTAATGACTTTCTTAGCCACACCACCAACAAACAATGTACGCTCGTTGGCACCTTTAGGATCGGTAGTCTGGTTAAAGACCGGATCAAGAGCCGCTTCAAGCTGAGTAAGGTTAGTGGTTGCACCAGCCGTAGTAATATTGACCGACGACATGTAGCTAGGATAGTAACCCAGCGTACCAGTAATTTCGATCAGGCCACCGAGAGTACGGAAGGCTTGACCGTTACGAGTGCCTTGAGTCTTTTGCCCGAAGAACAGAGCTTTCTCAATATCTGCGGCATGGAAAGCTGCGCAATCCTGACGAGATTCAGCAACATTAGTGTCGCCAGCAATCGTCTGGGTTGCACGAATCGTGTCACTAACGGCCCAAGTATTGCGGAAAATCTGGGTGTAGTTAGTGATACGAACCGGATTGATAATGAGAGAGTTCGGGCGCAGCGAGGCTTCTTCATACGCATTACCAACTTGGTAAGCATAGATGTTGGCACCAATGGCGGCAGCGGCAACACTACCAACACCACGAGTAACTGAAACCTGAGTCGCAGAGATCACGGAGTTAATAATGACGTTTTCGCCGGTAGAGTCAATACGGTGAATCTGACCAGGAAGAAGTTGTGCGGTAGAGACCACAGTAAACGTGGTGTCAGCAGCAAGTTGTCCAGCGGCGGATACTTGGAACTGCGGAAAGAGCATAGTTTTCGTAAAGAAGCCATGTTCAGTTGCAACCGCTGTCTCTTCTCCAAGCATCGAAGTAAGACCAAACAGCGGTGCAGAGCCATTCGGCATAAGCCGAGTAATCATGGCAGCAAACGATTTGCGTGCCAGATCAGTCGTGAGGTTATTGGTAGTAAAGATACCGGTACTCATTGTGTAAATCTCCTAGATATGTGGGAATTGATTAGCTATTACAGAGCGCGCCAGCCAACAGTGGCAGCACCTGTTTTAGTGACAATGACTGTCTGTTGGGTATTAGCCAGAACAGTAGCACGACCCGCGAGCGTAACACCAGCACCAGCGACCCAAGTACCAGCGAACGCGGTAGTGATCGAAACAATCAACTCCAGCGTATCGCCAATATCGAGGTTCGGGAAGGCAGCAATAATGTTAGCTGCGGTATCCGTGGTAAGGTTACGACCAGCAGAGAAGCCAGTGTACTGAATAACTCCACCAGCAATCTTGTCGACAGTAACTGTGTCAGCCGCATCAGCGGTAACAACTGTAACTGCGGGGTGGGAAATGAGACCGTCGCCAACCCTGGCATTACGGGACAACCCATTATCTTGAACAATAGCGCGTACTGCACCCATTAATTTCTCCTAATGTATGAAAGGGATGTTACGAAAGAAACTTCAGCCAGTCGGTGTCGCCTGCATTAGTTGTACTCTCTTGACCTTGTTTGGGGTTTGAGAACACTGTGCTTACACCTTCCAGATATTGTTTAGCCATCGAAGTAAGTTCACTTGCGGTAGCATTTGGATTTTTAACTGCCAGCTGAGCTTCAAGCGCAGAAATCAGAGGCTGTACTGCGGGATTGGAAAACATCGGATTTTCTGTACGGAGAGTATCAGAAACTGTTTGTCGCTTAATGAGACCAGGAATCTTTGCGTCGTACTGTTGCTGTGCTTTTGCGAGTGCTTGTTCTACAATCTTTGTGGTTGCCAAAGCGCTGTTGGCATATACCGTTTGTGCTACAGAATTCATTGCTGAAGCGAATGCTGCTACTGCTTCCTGTCCGCCGCCTGCAATCGCTTCAAGTTGATCCGGAGAAATAGCTTTCGAGAAGTCTGTTTTCTTAGCAGCCTCCATAAGCTTCGCAGGATCGACATTTGCAAACATTGCTTCAGGGGTTTGCGCATTCTCAACAGGCTTCCAGAGATCAGCGAAGTTAGCGAGCGGAGATTCCTGAGAAGTTTGTACCGTTCCGGGGGGAACTGTGGTATTCGAGGAATCAGTAGCTCCTGCACCTGGCGGAATATTACCAGGATTAACCTGCTGTGCTGGTTGGGTATTTGCTGGAGTTTGATTTCCGCCGAAACCACCAAAGATTTTATCCATAATAGACATTTGATACTTCTCCTAGAGTTGTGGGTGTAGATTGGTATTACTGGGCGGATGATTCAACTGCGAGACGGTGCTGCTCCAAAAGGTACTCAAGAATACCTATTTGTCCTTGTAACTCAGCTTCTCTCTGAGCAAATGCGATTGGATTGGTTGGATCGAATGTAAGAGAGATCTTAGCTTCTGCTGCCTCCGAGATAAGATTCTGGATATTACAGAGTTGGAGATCGGAATACAGGAAACCAAGTTGGCGCTCGGTTTCTGAGAGTTTCCAGGAAGTGAAACGATTTGGGATTTGGGTTGGCATCATTGACCCTCTACATTGCTTATATTATTCACAATATTATTTACTCGGGTCGCTACTTCCGGAGCTGCTTGAGGCACAGAAGCGTTCATGGTCTGTGGATTATATCCATACTGCTGCGGTGTGGGTTGTGGCGGAAGCTTGGTAGCATCAACACCTTGCTTGATTGCTTCCATTACCACTTGTTGCCACTGTTGTGCAGCCTGTTCATATGCTATCTGTTGTGGAGATTTCTCAAATGGTTTAAGGTCTGCCCCGCGGGTTTTCATAAGGTACGAGAAAAGCGGGGACAAGTTATATCCAGCTCCCAACTGAGGGGAAGAACCAAGTACTTGAAGTGCGGTCTGGAATTCTTCACCTCCAATGATCTTATCAGTAGGTGTGAGGCCATCACTGATCTGAAAGTCAAGAACAGCTTTACTGAGAGCAATAGGATCAATCTTGACTACTTGTTTCCGGGAGGGAGAAAGAAGTGAGGTGCCGCCTTGGTACTGGATGATATTAGTCTTAAGGATGGTTTTAAGAGGAATGAATACTTGGTTCTCATATTGGAGAGCAACCTTCTGGTCATTTCCGTTCGAGTGAGACATAACATCCGCGTATTCGTGGAGTGTCTTATTTCCTTTAACAAACTGCCCTTGTTTGACTTGGTTCTGTCCAGTAAGTGCGAATGAAAATTGTTGAATTTGTTGCATCTCCTGCATCGCGATACCAGCTTGGTCATCACGGAAAGGGAATGCAAATACTGATTCAGCGAGATTCTTACCGTATGCTGCAGGGCGAACTGGAATCTTAGCGGAAGGATTCGGAGAGTTTATGTGTTCTGCTGCAATGCGGCTTGGATCATAAAGAACACGATCAGAGATAGCACGACGACGACTGGCAATCCAAGAATTAGCAAGAGCCGACGAAATGTCTTGCATAGGTGACACGTCACTTGCCAGCGACTTAGTTTGCAGTCCGAGTCCATCTTCGTAAGG